ATTCATTCATTCGCATCATTCATTTCAGGGCATGAATAAAGGAAGACCAGGTCATAAGTTAGGCGAAACTAAATGTGATACATGTGGTCACATCCTTACAAACGATAATGCAGTGTTCATGCAGAACCGTTTGAGAGGAAGATGCAAGGAATGTTTCAGTCATAAAGCTGGTGGTAATGATAAGACAAAGCGCGCATATGGTGGGATTGAATCAAAACATAATCCATATGGTCATAAAGGCAAAGTACTAATGCGTTAGTTTTGGTTATTGGAGAAATAAGATGGGATTCTTCGGGGGCGCGCGGAAAGGTATGGGTAAAACTCTAACCGGTACTCTACCTAATGCTTCGCCTGCATTACCACCTCCTGATTTTGGCGCGGCATCAGGAATGAAATTAGATGAATCTGGTCAAGCTGTTCCATCTGGTATTGGTCCATCTGAGGGATTAATACAAGGTCAGCTAGGTAAGATGCCACCATGGGAACAAGTACAACAACAGACTCCACGATTCATGCCAGGTATGATGCAAAAGACACAAGACTTCTGGAATAGTCCTCAAGGACAGAATGCATGGAGTCAAAGAATGCAAGCTAATTTTGGTTGGAATAAACCTGGTGCACCAATTAGAGCACAAGTTCAACGTGGAGGAATGAGTCCAAATCAGCAGGCTAATATCGGTCCATCTCAAGGATTCGTGCAGGGTAGATTCGGATCATATTGATCAGTAAGATAAAATCATGGCAATACAGCCCGAGACTCTACAATTAGGCATGTCGTGGATCATGGCACAGAATATTGAATACTGTTTGCCTGCGCGACTTTGTTACGTAACTTCGGCATTAGCAGTTGAAGTGTCATCTAATGGTGTATTGTGGACCGCGCTGACTAACGCTAATACTGTTGGCGCGTATACATCTGCTGCTCGAATCAGATGCACGACTGGATCACCGACTGTGGTGTGTAAAGCATGATAGGAGGGGATAGTATGCCGTCAAAACAGGTTACGATTCAAGGTGTTATGACGTGGGAAGATAGTCCGGGCGGAGGTGTAGGACTTCCAGTATTCCCTACTAATCCTATTGCACCGGGAGGTACTACTCCACCGTGGGGAATTAATGTACCACCGGGTGTATGGCCATCACCGGGACATCCCTCACATCCTATTGCTCCCGGTGGTGGTGGAGGAGTAGGAATATGGCCTTCGCCAGGTGTGCCCACACATCCTATTTTTCTTCCACCAGGTGTAAATGTACCTGGTTTTCCAACACATCCTATTGCACCGGGTGGAAGTGGTGAGCCACCTACTGTATGGCCGGGACCGGGTACACCGGGTAATCCCATCTCAGGTGGTGGTTATGTAATTGGTTGGTCGCCTGTTTATGGGTATGTGTTCATTCCTCTTGGTGGTGCTACGCCTCCCGAGAGTGGTGGTGAACCTACGCATCCTATCGCAGAAAAGTGATCGCGGGGTATCATAAGAAATCATGCCATTCGATAAGATAGGAACTTGGCGTCCTAATCCAAAACAGGAGCAGTTCCTATCTTTACCGGATAGTATTAGAGAAGCCTTCTATGGGGGCGGCGCGGGATCAGGTAAGAGTGAGTTGCTGTTGATATATCCACTAATAAAGAAGTGGTATACCAATCCTAAATTCAAGCAAGTATTCATGCGCCGCACCTATCCTGAAATCAAGAATGAGATATTGCCTAGGAGCAGAGAATTCTATTCCAAGTTTGGGGCCACATTCAATAAGTCAGATATGATGTGGACCTTCCCGCGCGAAGATCAATACGGTAGCGGATATAGTCCAGGTGGCGCAATAATCCTAATGGGTCATTGCGAAAATGAACCAGACGTATCGAAATATGATACGATGGAAATTAACTTATTCACTCCTGATGAGTTAACTTCATTCACTGAATTCATTTACCTGTATATTGGATTCACCCGAGTCAGATCAGGTGATCCAGATCTACCAGCAGTGATTCGCGCGGCTGGCATGCCGGGTGGAATTGGTCACTCATTCGTTAACAAGAGATTCGTTAAGCCTGATAAAAAAGGTGGTAAAGTAATCATTGGCAAAGGTGGGAACAAACGAATCTTCATATTCGCTACTCAGGCTGATAATCCTCATATCGATCCGACATACGCTCAGTCATTAGAAGCATTACCTGAGGCAGAAAAGAAAGCTAAGAAATATGGTGATTTCGATGCATACTTAGGTCAGGTATTCACTGAATTCAGGGATAAGCGTTATCCTGATGAACCTGATAATGCATTGCATGTAATACCTGAATTTGCTATTCCGCATTGGTGGCCCCGCTTGATTGTAGGAGATTGGGGCTTTGCAGCAATGACCTACATTACATATGCTGCAATATCACCTAATCGGCGCGTTTACATCTATCGCGAGCAACACTGGCTTAAAACAAAGATTGAGGAATGGGGTCCATACGTTAAGTATAATCTGGATCTTGAGAATCCTCGATTAGTTAAATTCTGCAAATCTGCGGGCGTAGAAACAGGGCAGGAACAAACTATTCAAGAACAGATCTCTAAGTCATTGGGTAGACCTATTGATTTGGCAGCCAATCATCCAGGCACAAGAGTAGCTGGCAAGATTTTATTGCATGAATATCTGAGATGGACTCCAAAGATTACATTCGATTTAGAGAAGCGAAAGCCATATAATGAGGAATACGCGCAGTGGATCTTCCGTAATCGTGGCATAAAGGAATATCAATCATACATCGATTCATTCAATGAGCCTGAGCCAGAGACTAATCTTCCTAAGTTACTGATATTCGATTCATGTCCTTTGCTATGTGAATCGATTAAGGCTTGCACATACGATAAGCCGAAAGATAATAAGCCTGCTGAAGATGTAATGCAATTTGAGGGTGACGATCCATACGATGCAATCAGATATCTATTAGATTCAGTGGAGAGATATTTTGATGAATCTTCCTTGGAATTCCATAAGATACAGAAGCAACAGCAGTTAAGTGAGAAATTATCTGACGATGGGAATTGGACGGCATTTTATATGAGCAGTCGTAAAATTGATACCGATAGCTCAGTTAAACCAATTCGTCGGTATCATCATAAGCATTATCGGATTCAATAATGTGGTTGCGCGATCTGTTTGGTCTAGATAAACCATGTGAGGCATGTGAAGTTTTAAAAGAAGCATTAGCTATTGAACGTCAATTCAATAGAATAATGTTTGAAAAATTAATTCCTTCTGCGCGATCTGATGGGCCTGATACATTCACTAACATTGAACCTAAGAAACCATTCATACCTTGGCGAATTAAGCGAGAGATGTTAGAGAAAGAAGATCGAAATCGCGCAAGAGTTAAATCATTAGAAGAATTAGAGAAAGAAGTAGGAATCGATGCTTCCTAGAAAACCTGTTGGTATAGGTCCATCAATACCACCACAAGATCCCAACATGGGTATGCCACAACCTCCCATGGGTGGATCAACATTTCCTACTGGAGCACCAGGAGAAATTCAGGGACCACCTAGTTTCTTCAGTAGATTAATGCAAGCATTATCTAGATTGAACGGTCAGCAACAAACTTCTGGTGGTATACCTGGTAGAATACCTGGTCAGACACCACCTTACTTTCCACCCGGTACTGGTTTACCACCAGAAGATCTTAATCAGAAAAAGAAGAAAGGAATATTAGGTGGGCTATCTCAATTGAAGAATACAGGTGGTGGAATAGATCAATTTAAGCCACCCCAGGATATTAACGCGCCAGCAATAGGTCCATCGCAGATGTTCACTCGTTATCCGAATCAGGGATACTAATGACTGACCGAATGTCACAATTCTTTGAATACGATCATCTTCCTGAGAATTTACAGAAAACTAGCAAAGATTTTTGTGAACTCGCGCGGAAGATAATAGCAACTTACCCAATGAATCCTGAGCGGACTGTTTGCTTACGGAAACTACTTGAAGCTAAAGATGCTGGAGTGCGTACACTTCTCTACAAAGAAGAATGAATTTCGAGGCTTTACAGAAAGAAAAGATTCATATGCCAGCTAAATCTGCGCGTCAATATCGATTCATGCAAATGATGGCTCATAATCCTGAGAAGAAAAAGACTAAAGGAGTGGGTCCATCACCTGAAGTAGCTAGAGAGTTTATCGAGAAGACCTCTAAGACAAAGCGTAAAGAATTCAGCAAATGAGCAGATGGAAAATCAGAACTCATTGCAAAACTTGTAATGCAGAACTGACTGTAATGAATTCGTTGTACAACGGGGTACATCGATATTCACATTGTAAAACATGTAATAGAATAAGAGTGAATAAACGGGCTGAAGCTAATCCAGATGGATATCGTAGAATACATTTGAAAAATACATTTGGAATTACGTTGGAAGAATACGAAATTCTATTAAAGTTGCAAGATGGAAAGTGCGCGATCTGTGGTGGAACTGATTTGCGTAATCTTGCTGTAGATCATAATCATAAGACTAATCAGATTCGTGGTTTGCTTTGCATGAAATGTAATGTGACAATCGGTAATATAAATGAGGATTTGGATCATTTAGAAAAGATACGGAATTATCTGATGAAGTACATGGATTTACCGAAGGTGGAACATGAATAAGACACCTGAGGATATTCAAGTACTGTTGAAATCCGTTTTGGATGAATTTGACAAGGAAGACCAGGACATTCGTGAGGCACAAATATTAAAGTGTAGGAAGCTCAAGCTTTATTGGGACGGAATTCATAATTTTTTCTATAGTGAAGTCGCGCATGATTGGCGAATTTGGAATCATCAGCAAGTAAGTCAGGATGATACAGCTGATTACTATGATAAGCCGGTTAATGTATACCGGGCATATTTAGAGTCAATCATTGCTGCGTTATCTGTAACTATACCAGCAATCAAATGCATGCCTGATGATGCTGATAATCCGAATGATGTCAGCACAGCTAAAGCCGGTGACCGAATCGCGCAGTTGGTGTTTAAACACAATGACATGATTCTTGTGTTCATTCACGCGCTGTTCCTTTATTGTACTGAAGGAATGGTTGCAGCATACAATTACTCGAAGTCGGATAAGAAGTACGGCACATATAAGGAAAAACAATTTGAAGAATATACGGATGAGAAATACGTTTGTCCTAATTGCCAGGCAGAATTAGCTGAAGATATATTAGGCCCTGAAGCAATGCAAGCTACAGGGATGCAGGCAGAGCCTAATCAATCAGATATGTTAGGTGGTGTGCCTGATACTAATCCTCAGGCTAATATTGAATCATTTAATGCTGATGTCACTGATGAATATGGTCCTACTGACGAAGATGCATATCTCCATGAAGCGATTCTAAATGATCAGCCTGTTTGCCCTGAATGTGGTGTTCAATTAGATCCTAGCCTACAGAAAACTCCATTCATTGTCACTCGATTAGTGAATGAAGAAGAGAAACCTAAGGCTAGACAGCAAATTGAAACATATGGTCTACTGAATGTTAAGGTACCAAATTATTGTAGAAAGCAATCAGAGTTTCCATATCTGATTTATTCATACGAGAAACATTGGACTTCAGTAATCGAGGAATATCCTGAGTTAACAGATCGGGATATCAGGAATTTAGAGGCTGGTGGAATATCACATGATTCATATGAACGATGGGGCCGGACTGCAACAGAATATAACGGCACTGATCCCGATTCAGTGGTTACATGTAGGCATGCATGGCTCCGACCATCAGCATTCAATGTGCTGGATGATGACCAATCTAAGAAACTCAAGAAACGATATCCTGATGGATGCAAAGTAATATTCGTCAATGAGATATTTGCTCATGCTTGCAATGAGAACTTGGATGATCATTGGACTATTACTCGTAATCCATTAGCTGATACGGTACATTATCAGCCTCTTGGATTGCTGGCAGTTAGTATTCAAGATATCACGAATGATTTGGTTAGTCTAATTATTCAGACTATTGAACATGGAATACCGCAGACATTTGCTGATCCCGCGGTCCTCAATTTCGAGCAGTATCGTAATACCGAGGTTACACCCGGAGCAGTCTTTCCAACGAAGCAAATGCCATCGGGTAAAGCAGTCTCCGATGGATTCCATGAAGTCAAAACATCTGCACTATCAGCAGAGGTCTTACCATTTGTACAGAAAATCCAAGAATTCGGTCAATTGGTTACTGGTGCATTACCCTCGCTGTTTGGCGGTGATATCCAAGGCTCGAAAACTGCTAGCCAGTATTCAATGTCTAGAGCCCAAGCACTCCAAAGATTACAAACTCCCTGGAAAATGCTTACCATCTGGTGGAAGGAAATATTCGCAAAAGTCATTCCCTCATACATTAAAGATGTAGTGGAAGATGAGAAGTTTGTTAGCAGAGATAATTATGGAAATTACATTAATACATGGATTAGGCGCGCGGAATTACAGGGCAAAATTGGTGATGTTGAATTAGAGGCTAGTGAACAACTTCCAACTACCTGGGCACAGCAAAGGGATGTTTTGATGCAGTTGTTACAGGCTGGTAATCCTCTAGTAATGGAAGGATTGACCGCGCCGGAAAACTTGCATCAACTTGCACAAAGTATTGGCCTGACTGGATTCGTTGTACCCGGTGAAGCTGATAGACAGAAGCAGTACGAAGAGATTCAATTGCTACTTATGTCCGGTCCGATCATGGACCCGATGACTGGTATGGAACAACCATCAGTTATGCCAGATCCAATGATTGATGATAACCAAATTGAATATGATGTAACTAGAGATTGGTTGATTGGCGAGGCTGGAAGGCTAGCTAAAGTAGAGAATCCTGAAGGTTACAAGAATGTTCTCTTGCATTGCAAGGCTCATATGGATATTATGGTCATGGGTCAACAGGCTGCTGCTATTGGGCCTGTTGAACAAGATCCAGGTATGGCTATGATGGGCGGAGCTACAGGAATGCCAGCTCAAGGTGGCAAGAATGGTGCATCTAATAAGAAAGTAACCGGGGCACAAGCTGCACCACAAAATCAGGCTGCTGCCGCACAGCCCAAATCACCGAATGGAGCGCCAGATGCGCGTACCATTCAGTAAGTGAGAAAATCCGATGGCTGATGATGATCAGACACCACCAGTTGCAGATACATTAGATGTACTAAATGAGGAACCGGATGAAGAACAAGAACCAGAACCGGAACCAGAATCAGA